GGAGCACAAAAATATGCAGGAAGCTAATATCATTGATTCCATCCGATCGTTCATATTAACCTGTCCGTTTCTGGATAACTACAGAGTAAACGTGGATCACTTGTCAGAAGATATGAGTTATTCTGTTGATCCACTTCCATGTGATCCTGTGTTGCAAAAATACGTTGATGGTGGCAAAAAGAAACAGTTTCAATTTGCTTTTACCAGCAAGGAGCAGTATGACGAAGATGCAAGGATCAATATTGAAAACAGTGGATTCTATCAGGCGTTTGAGGAATGGATGGAGCAGCAGACGGATAAAGGAGAGATGCCGGAACTAAAAAATGAGAAACAGCATCCATATGAATTACAAACACTAAACAGCGGCTATCTGTATGATGCAGAGGGTGAACATGCCCAGTATCGTATAGAATGCCGCCTTCTTTATATACAGGAGGTATAAGACAAATGGAAAAGGCTAAATTAGTAAGACGTAGCCAGAGGGTTGCGTTCTATGGTGTTCCAGTGAGTGATGGAGAAGTAAGCACATATAACAGAATGGAACATTTTACAACACTGACAGACGGAAAGAACCCGATCACATATGAACGACATTATGTTGACAAAGATAGTCAGGATTCTGACGTAACAGGATACGGAACAACTTTAGAATATGGATTCGATCATCATAAAAATGATCCAGTTCTTGCGGATCTTGCAAAAGTTCAGGATGATGAACTGACCGGAGAAATGAGAGATATCGTTGTGGTTGATTTGTTCGATAAGGGAGAAACAACGAAAGATGATGAGTTTGTAGCACGAAAGAGAACATATTCCATTCTTCCAGACAGTTCTGGAGATGGAACGGATGCATTACAGTATTCAGGAAGCTTTTCTGTGAAGGATGATATCGTAAAGGGATATGCGAAAGTATCTGCAGACGGAAAGACTTGTACATTCAGCGAGACAGCTACACCCTAATGTAGCTGTCGTTGAACAGGCAGCAGAAGTAGAAGATGAAGACAAAAAGGAGATTGAGCCATGAGCCAGAATGATAAGAACGAAAGAATTTGGAAGATCAATGGTCTTGAATTAGAGTTAGATCTTGAAGATGCAGACGTGTTTGAAAAAACGATGAAAGCATTTGAACAGATGGATGAAGATGGAAGAAACATTGATAAGACAGGAAAAATGCCAGAATTTATCAAGAGATACTGCGAGATTTATTACAATGCATTTGATCGTATTTTCGGAGAAGGTACAGGAGAAAAAATCTTTAGTGGAAAGAAAAATATGAGAAACTGTGATGAAGTTTGGGATTCATTCCTTGGATTTATGCAGGTAGCAGTTAAAAAAGCAAATGAAAGAAGATTACAGTTAAGCGGTAAATATATGCCAAACAGGGAGCAGAGAAGGAAGAAAAGAAAAAAGAATTTTAACACATATAACGGTGGTAAAAACCGATGAATCCTTTATACGAGCCGTTTCCTGATTATGTGATTGCAAATGGAAAGAAGGTCAGAATTGTAACAGATTTTCGTGAGTATATAAAACTCATGGATCTGCTAAAGGATGAAGATATTGAGGAAGCAGAGAAGAAGCAGTTGCTTGCATGTTGGTTCCTTGATGATCCCGGTTCTGATTTTGAGGAATGTTTACAAGCACTGACGGATTTTGTAATAAATTACAAGGAAACGAAAGTATCAGAGGAAGAAGATAACAACGAAGAAGATATGAAACATAACCAAGTGATCTCATACAATCAGGATGCACCATATATCATATCCGGATTTTTGGAGTGTTATGGTATCGATCTGACAGAAATACCATATATGCACTGGTGGAAGTTCCAGATGCTGATTGATGGCATGAATGAAGATTGTGAGCTAAAGAAAAGAATGGGTTATAGAAGTATTGATCTTAACCAGATAAAAGATAAAGAAGAAAGAGAAAGGATCAGGAAGATTCAAAAGCAGATAGCGATCATTGACTATGAGGTCACAAGTGAGGAGATCGGAGATGCTTTTGGAAATATGATGTTTTAATGATTATGAAGATAAAAGAGATCCCATTTGAAAGAAAATGGTACTCATGCCCACATTGCGGTGCACACTTACTGATCTATGACAACACAGCTCAAAGCAATAATGTGTTCTTGAAGTGTAAGAAATGTGGGAACGAGGTAGAAATAAAAATTAAAAATTAGTGCATAAGTGAGCCATTGAGCCGTGCATATTCGAAAGGAGAATATACATGGGTTACGATGGCTCTTTAAAATTTGATACAAAAATTGACGAATCCGGATTTAATGCCGGAGTGTCCAAGATAAGCAGTGCTGCGAAGAAAGGTCTTGCTATAACAGCAGGAGCAGTTGCTGGTGTGGGTGCTGCCTTGGGTGCTATGACAAAACAATCATTAGATTCTGTATCAAAACTAGAACAGAATGTTGGTGGTGTTGAAACTTTATTTAAGAAAAGTTCTAAAACAGTCATAGCTAATGCAAACAAAGCTTATAAGACTGCTGGAATGTCCGCAAATGAGTATATGCAGAATGTAACAAGTTTCTCTGCATCGTTATTACAGAGCTGCGCCAAGAATACTGATAAAGCGGCAAAAGTAGCTGATATGGCTATGATTGATATGTCTGATAATGCGAATAAGATGGGAACCAATATGGTGGATATCCAAAACGCTTATCAGGGATTTGCGAAGCAGAACTATACAATGTTGGATAACTTAAAACTTGGATATGGCGGAACCAAGACAGAAATGGAAAGATTGCTTGCGGATGCATCCAAGATATCAGGTGTTAAGTATGATATCAACAATCTTGCAGATGTATATAATGCGATCCATATCATTCAAAAAGAGTTAGGTATTACAGGAACGACATCTAAGGAAGCAGCAACAACAATCGAGGGATCAATGAACAGTGCAAAGGCTGCATATGATAATTTCTTAAATGGTTCAGGATCAGCGGAAGAACTTGCAGATTCCATAGCAGTAATGATGGAGAACATCGGAAAGAATCTTGGAGAGATCATTCCACGTTTGGCAGCTACAATCCCGGAACTTTTTAGTACATTATGGGATGATATGAAAAGCGAGATGCAACAAGGTGTTCAGGTTGGAGCCGAAATGATCACCAGTATTCTCTTAGGTATAACAGAAGGGATACCTGATTTCTTATCTGTAGGTGGTCAGGTTATTATGTCGTTGGCAGGTTCAATAAGCTCTGCATCACCTCAACTTATTACTGCAGCAGGAACGGCAATACTTGCACTTGGGTCTGGAATCATGCAGGCATTGCCACAGATGATCAGTTATGGAGTGCAGATCATAACGCAGATAGGAAACGCAATATCACAAGCAGCACCAGAACTTATACCTAAAGCAATTGAAGCCTTAGCTCAATTTGCCCTTGGCTTAATTTCTGCATTGCCACAGTTGATCACTGTTGGAATCCAGATGATTACATCATTAGCACAAGGTCTGATTAATTCGATCCCTTTATTGATTGAGTATGTGCCACAGATCATCAATTCATTCTGTGCTGCAATAGACACAGGATTGCTGCAATTGATTGCTGCAGGTGTAAAAATCATTGCAAATCTTGTTATTGGAATTGTTCAGGCAATTCCGCAGTTGATTGCTGCTTTACCGCAGATCGTTCTGGCGATTATAAATGTTTTTACTCATATAAATTTATTTAGTGCTGGCAAGGCAATGATCGCAAATCTTAAAAATGGAATTGTGAGTGCAAAAGGTAATGCAGTAAAAGCATTTAGTGATTTAACGCAAAGCTTATGGAAGAAAATCACAACGACCAATTGGCTTAGTGCAGGAGGAAACATAGTATCCAAGATTGCTTCTGGAATTTCTATGTTTGTTAGCAAGGCAGCGTTAAATGCTCAAATTCTTGCCAGAGTGATAATGCAGAACATTACAAAAATAAATTGGCTAGATGTAGGTGCAAAAGTAGTAAGGAAGATAGCATCCGGATTATTAAGCTTAGCTGGAAAGATGGGAAGTACAGCAAAAAGCTTAGGAATGCGTGCTGTTACTGCATTTAGAGGAATTAGCTGGGGAAGTGTTGGATCAAACATCGTAAAAGGTATTATTGGTGGTATTGGCGCGATGGCCGGGTCTCTGGTAAGCAAAATGCAGGGACTTGCAAGTAGTGCTTTAAGTGCAGCTAAGAAAGCATTAGGAATCAAATCGCCTTCTAGAGTATTCAAAAAAGAAGTTGGAAAACATATTGTAACTGGTATTATAGCCGGAATTGATACAGAGCAAAAGAATCTTAAAAAGACGATGGAAAGCTTGTGTAACACAGCGGTATCATCTGCAAAGAACGCAAGCAAAAAAGGAAACTTTGAAGACATAGGAAAGACATTTACAGACGGTTTGTCGTCTGCAATAGATACTCAAGTTTCAAAAGCGACAACAGCTGGAAAGAATCTGATCAACAAGGAGATCAAATCTGGAAAGAATAAGGACACGGATCAATATGATAAAAAAATAAAAGATCTAAACAAAAAGATCAAGAAAGCTAAAAAAGAGAAAAAAAGCACAAAATCTTTAGAAAAGCAGTTAAAACAAGTTAAAGATAAGAAAAAAGCAGTGGCAGATACGTATTCACAGCTTGGAAAATCTATGATCACAGCTTATAGTAATGCAGTTAAACAGCAAGGGCAGCAGATCATTTCGCAAGCAGAAAAAGAGATAGAAGAGTTATCTGCGGCTTATCAGGAAAAATATAACTCATTGATCCAGCAAAGAAGTGACATGATCTCAAAACTGAGAAGTACCGGATCATTATATGATCTGGATGGAGATTTAGAAGCGATCAAAAATTATCAGAATCGTATCAAAGCATTAAAAGGTAAAATCCCAGACACTCTTATGCAGCAGATTCTTGGAATGGATGTCGCAAGTGCAAATGATTATATGGAATATTTGCAGTCACTTGATCCAGATAAATACAAAGACTACATAAATAAATGGAATGAGATTTACAACGGATCAGAATCTTTTGGAAATGATTTCTTTCAAAGTGATCTTAATGATTTGGAGAACACTTATGAGACTGAATTGACAGGAAGATTAAACGATCTGAGTAAAAAAATAAATCAGATTGGTCAGAATACGATGAAAGGGTTCATTTCAGGAATGCAATCCCAGACAAAAGGAATGACCAAAGCTGTAAATTCTATGTGTAATAGCTTGGTCAAAAGCATGAAAAAGAAGTTAAAGATTAAGTCCCCTTCAAGAGTTGTAAGGGATCAGGTTGGAAAATATCTTCCACTTGGTTTGAGTGCAGCATTTGGAAAATATATGCCACAAGCAACAGCACAGATGGAAAGAGCAATCGATACATCTTTAGCAGCAATGCGTAAAAAGGTTGAATCTGTAGAATATCCAAAGCCGGATACACCAAACTATAATGGACCAGGGGGCTATAAACCTGTTGTGATCGTGCAGGATAATAAGCCTGTAGAGGTAAATGCAGAAATTCAT